CGGCTTATAGGGCGGCAACAGGTGTTACTACAGGAGCGATCCAATCTGCTGCTGAAGGTTTCCCATTTTATCTCAGCGAAAGTTCCAGCGACAGATTAGGTCGTGATTTATTGGCAATGCAGAATGAAGCGCCACTAGAGATGGTTGCTGCCCCATTTGCGGGATTAATTGATAAAGCTGGTGAGTTTGGATCTATGGTCAAGAAATCAAGGCCATATCTTCTTGGCGATGTACTAGAAGAAAACCCTGATGTTATGAATTTGCCAGAAAAGGGCAGACCGGCAGCAGTAGGTATTCCAGATGAAGGCAGATTTTCTTCTAGGCCAATTGCTGAAGTGCAGAGCGCATCTCGCAATTATATGAATGAAGCTGGCATAGATATTCCAGAATATATTGAATATCCAGAATTGGATCAGCAACGGGCTAAATATATCGCAGCAGCGTATGAGCGCATGAAGCACGATCCAGACAACCCAGAAGTCAAAGCTGCATATGAAGCGTTGAAAAATGAAACAATGGCGCAATATGAGGCGCTCAAGGATACTGGTATAGATTTTAAGTTTCTGCGCGAGGGCCAGACAGATCCATATGCTAAAAGCCCAGCGATGGGTTATCAGGATGTTGTGGAAAACAGGGAATTGACTGTGTTTCCTACTGACTTTGGCTACGGCTCTGGTGAGTTTGATGCATCAGATAACCCGCTATTGGGTTTTGTTGGTCAAGTTGGCGATAAAGAAGATGCTGTTGCAAATGACGCTTTTCGCGTTGTGCATGATATGTTTGGTCATTTAGGTGCAGGAAACCCTCAATTTAGAGCAAAAGGTGAAGAACGTGCTTGGTTAGAGCATAGCAGAATGTTCAGCCCAGAAGCCCGAAAGGCTATGACAACTGAGACACGCGGTCAAAATAGCTGGTTAAACAGTGGGCCATTTGCAGAGCAGAATGCTACTGCGTTAGGCGCTGATACAGTATTTGCCGATCAGAAAGCCGGTTTGCTGCCAGATTGGGCTGTAGACCCACAGGGTATGCCCAAAGGTATTGAGCGTGATGAGTTGGACGAAATCATCAAAAAGTGGGGCAGATAATGCGCAAGGGTTTACGGCAAGCGTCACAGTTAGCAAAAGGCTTGCTTGATTTATTTCATTATTCTGATGAGGTGCGGCCAGTTATTGATCCATTGCAGCATTTAAGTAACCCTAATATTCGCGGCATGGAGCGTGAGTTGGCATATGGTACGAGGTTATCAAAGTATGGTGAAGTGCCAGAGGTTATCTACGATCCTTACCCGCCACAATCTTATTTTGGAACATCAAATTATTCACCCGAAACTGGTTTAGGTGAAGTTATCCACAAAACAACTGCTGATGAAGAAGCTTTCTACGATGTGTCTGAAGATGTAAAAAGGTTTATGCCTTTAGCGCGTGAAGAAGTCATGGACAGATTAGCGGAGTTTGATAAGAAATTTACACCGTATGAGGTAAACCTGATGGTGCAGGGTAGAGCCATGAGTTTGGCAAAAGAGGCTAAATACTTGGGTCTTAGCAATAGAAAATACAGGCCAGATGTATATACTCAATTTAACGAAGTGATCCCGCAAGAGGTTCAACCGTTAGGGCAAGAAATGATGTCACTGGTAGAGTACCATGAGAGCATAAAAAAATGACAGAATAACAAATAGAAGTTGATGATATGGGGCTGGGCTTAATGCGCAGTGATCCATTTTATAAAAGCATTGAGGTAGTGAAGGAGAAACCTACCGGCACAATGCAGAAGCGTTATTTAGTAAAAGTTGTTGAGCAAGAAGAAAATGCATATTACGCAAAAAGCGTTTAACCTTGGGTTCTCAGCCAAAGTATGATAAAAGTAAGCCAATCTTAGGAGATTTACATGGCGATCACAACTTACGCAGAATTACAAACTGCAATTGGCGATTGGCTGAACCGCGCCGATCTTGACCAAAAGATACCTGATTTTATTCGGTTAGCTGAAAGCACATTAAACGATGTTTTGCGTTCTGCTGATATGGTCACGCAATCAACATCTATTGCAATCACAAGTGGCCGCGCCACATTGCCAGCCGATGCTTTAGAGATTGTCTACGCGCAAGTAGCGTCATCTGAGGACGAGCCATTAGAGCAAATTACACCGCAGCAGCTTACAATGCTGCGCAGAACCAGAACAAGAAATGCTGCAAATCCTAGATTTTATGCAATTGTTGGCCGTGATATTGTGGTAACTCCGACACCGGCATCTGGATCTTTAGATTTAGATTATTATCAAAGATTGCCAGTTTTGTCTGATAGCAACACAACAAACTGGTTGCTGACAGACAGCCCGCATATTTATCTTTACACCAGCTTGCTTCATGCAACGCCATTTTTGATGGATGATGCTCGCTACGCAGTATTTAATAATACAGTAAGCCAGCAAGTAATGTCGGCGGTACGTTCTCAGCAAACTCTTGCTTTAGATGACATGAAGATGGCAGGATTTTCTTTGTCAGCGCCTACTGATGTTGCGGCTGCGCAGCAATCGGCTCTGGCATCTGTTGCGGGGTAAGGCTTTTAAATGGCAATTACATCTTATGCCGAGTTGCAAGATGCAATTTTAGCTTATGCAAATAAGCAAGATATAGCGCAGTCATTAGATACATTCATTGCCTTGGCAGAAGCAGATATGCAGCGCAAAGTGCGTCACTGGCGTATGGAGCGGCGTAGTACCGCACTGTTAGATACTCAATACACGGCCTTGCCTACTGATTTCTTAGAGCCGATCAGAGCCATGTTGACAGGGGCAGATCCCCTTCATTTAGAGGTGATTGGAATTGGTGAGTTGGCAGAGCGGCGTGAGGCTGCAAAAGATGCAAGCGCAAAGCCAAAGTATTATGCTATCGTAGACGGTACGATAGAAGTTTTCCCGCAACCTGATGCAGATTACACTTTTGAGTTAGTTTATTATTCTGATATTCCTGCTCTTAGTGATACCAACACATCAAATTGGGTTCTGGAAAAGCATCAAGACGCATACCTGTTCGGAGCATTGATGCAGACAGCGCCATTTTTGGGTGACGATGGAAGGTTGGCCGTTTGGACTTCATTGTATCAAAGCGCGATAGATGGTATAAATGCTGAGAGCGAAAAGGCAAAGACTGCTGGCGCGGGTCGGCGTATTCAAATTAGGAGTTACTAAACATGGCAAGCTTTACAAAGGTTAATGACTTTGTTGTAAATCTGGCAAACGCTATGGATCTTGACAGCGATACTTTAAAAGTAGCCTTGTCAAACACCGATCCGACATCAGGCACAAATGTTGCCGCTGATGGTAATGGCGTTTTGGCAAACATTACTCAGATTTCATACACAAATCTTTCATCTCGCACGTTGGCGAATGTCACCAGCACACAAACATCTGGCACATATAAGTTAAGCGCGGATGATTTGACGCTGACTGCCAGCGGTGGCTCTGTGGCGGCATTTCGCTACATCGTTGTGTATAATGACACGCCAACATCACCGGCAGATCCAGTGATTGGTTATTATGACTATGGTGCCAGCTTGACGCTCAACGATGGCGATACATTCACCGTTGATATTGGCACAAACGGCATTCTGACACTTACATAAAAAGGTAAATCATCATGGCTAAATTGTTTAACAGAGCCAAGATGACAACCGCCACTACTGGAAGCGGAACTGTCACTTTGGGTTCCGCGTCCAATGGGTTTCAAACATTCGCAGCGGCGGGTGTTTCAAATGGTGATGTTGTCCAATACGTTATTGAGGAAGGTGCGAATTTTGAGATTGGCACAGGCACATATAGTAGTAGCGGCACATCACTAACCAGATCCCCGACAGAGAGCAGCAATAGCGATAATGCGATCACACTGGCCGGTCAGGCAACCGTTTCTATTACGGCTGTCGCTGATGATCTAAACAGGCTTCAGCACGGTGGATCTGACAAGGTTACGGTTTCGTCTACGGGCGCATCTGTGACCGGAAATCTAGCTGTTTCTGGAACCGTTGATGGGCGCGATGTTGCCAGCGATGGCAGCAAGCTAGATGGCATTGAAAGCGGTGCAACGGCAGATCAAACGGCAGCGCAAATCCGCGCTAAAGTAGAGGCTGCGACAGACAGCAATGTCTTTACTGACGCGGATCATAGCAAGCTAAATGGGATAGAGGCTGGCGCAACTGGCGATCAAACTAATGCTGAAATCAGGGCAGCGGTAGAAGC